CACGGAGGCCAACGCGCTCTTCGCTGGCGCCAAGTTCGACAACATGGAGCGCTTCGTGATCTTGCGCGACCAGTGCTTCAACGTGTCGCTCGCGCACACGTCGTCGACGGTCGGTTCGAATCTTCAGGGCTACGTGCCGTTCGACATCTACGTCGACCTGAAGAGCATGGAGACGACCTTCGGCGCGCAGACGGCGACCGCGGTCATCACCGACATCAACACTGGCGCCCTGCTGTTGATGTTCCGCTCGGAGAACGGCATCGCTCAGCTCTCTGGCAACTCTGTTGCTCGTCTCCGCTTCCTCGACGGTTAAAGTTTCACTCAAGCCAGTTACTTATCCACTCTTCTTCTTGCGCGATCGCGCGGTAGGCCGCAGCTTCTTGGGCCGCGTCCTCTGCGTGGCGGCGCATCTGTTCCAGCATCGGCACCACCACTGCGCCGACTTCTGGCGGACTGAAGATCGGCGGTACGACCAGCGGCAGTGGCGCTGGCACCTCGCCCGGGGGTGCCCATGGCTCGGTCATCTTGATGACGACTCCGTGGTCGCCTGTGAGGCGGCGCTCCATGGCTCCGAGGCCAATGCGCGCCCACCAGTCCTTCGGTTCCTCGTTCGACGTGATCCAAATCTTCGTCGCGAGGAAGTTTCGGGCGCCGCCCTTGTAGTCGATGATCGTCGGGTACCGATCGCATATCAGCTGCATCTGCGTGCGCGGAATCCAGCCGTAGAACTCGTCGATGATGACGTGCTTCTCGCCTTTGTAGCCGTCCCAGTAGACGGCCTGTCCTTGCGGCTTGCGAAGCACGTAGTACGGCTCGCCGGGCGTGCCGTCATCCTTCAGGCCCGCCTCGTAGTGGGCACGGCGCGTCTTGCCGCAGCCGCTCGTGCCCCAGTACACTGTCGTGTACGTGATCCAGTTGCGCTTCGGTTCCTTCTCGAGAATGAACCGATCGATAGCGCGGTAGTTGCGACACCAAACGGGGAAGGTGTCGGGGTTGGTCATGAGTTCGTCGGCCGATGTGCCCGACGTGATCAGCGCGTGCACGCGCTTCAGGTCAATTCGCTCGCCTTTCTTGCGGGCGATCTTCGAGTCGTCGCCGTGTGACCACGGTCCACCGACTCGAGTGTCTTGCTTAGAACAATAGTTCTTCGCGCTGTCATGGTCGGAGTTCTTTGCGCGCAACTCCCAGTGTGCGCGCTCATCGCAGTGCTGCTTCAGCCACTGGATGCGTTTGTTTGTCGTGAAACACACATAACCTTGGATGTGATCGGTACCATCTTGGCCGCGTTCATGCTGCCAGATGGTGTACTCGACGTCGGGCCACACATTCGGCGGAATGTGCTCTTCCGTCGGATTGTTCAACGTCCACAACCAGAACTTTCCTTGCAACACCACTGCGATTTAATGTTCAGGTTGGGCCGTGTGACCAGGCGATGGGCTTAGCGGGTTTTGTCGGCTTTGGCTTCGGCTTTGTCGTCTGCTTCGTGCTCATCGTTACTTCTCGGATTTCTTTTTGAAATGTTCTCCGAAATTTCTTTTCCAATGTCATCTGAACGAAAACTTTTCGCTCAGATGCTTCCCACTATATATATTTTTCAATTTTAAATGTTTCATCAAATCTTTTCATTCAACAATGTCTACTCTCGCGAATCTCTATCTCTCCAAGATGATCCGCGCCGGTGTGGAGAAGGAGGACGTCGACATGTTCGCCGCCCTCTGCCAGCAATGCAAGACTGACGTTGGTCAGTCTCGCCACTTCATGTTCTTGCTGCTGGACATGGCCCGTCACAACAAGTGCGACGTGCTTGATATCGTGAAGACTGGACGCGTATGCTCTTCACAAAAGAACATCAACCAAGCGTTCGTTGATGCGATTCTGATGGCCGTCGCGTCAGACGACGAGCGCGACGCCAGCACTGGGGTACTTGATCTCACAGCTGAAGAAGAGCTTTCCGAGTCGGGCTCTGGCTCATATGAAGAGACCGACTCGTACTACAACGACAACCCGAACTCGTACGAAGCGTACGAGATTGACGGGTTCGTCGTCCCGGACCACCACTCTGATCCGGACGCGGACGTCGACAACGGCCGCTGCGCGCACGGGATGCTGAAATCCGAGCGCGACGAGTCTGGCTGCGAACCTTGCGGCGTCGAGCAGTTCAAACGTCTCGACAAGAAGAAGCGCGTTCTCAAGCGCCGAGTCAACCTTGTTTCTCAAGAATGAATTTGGGTTTCCGTTTAGTTCTGCACCACATTCGGTGCTACTTCTGCTGCTGCCCTAGCGGTCCTCGTCAAGCGCATCCCACAGTTCCTGATGCACCTGATTGTACTCATCCGGACGGCGCCAGTTGTCCTCGGCGATCATCTGCCGACGAACATGCGCGTCCACAAACGCTCGCTGAGCACGACGTTCGTCGTTCGCAGGATCGACGTCCTCGATCTGCTCCTTCGCGGCCTTGTACGCCCGCATCACCTCCGTCCGAAACGCCATATGACGACGATCATCTGTCCACTGCTGCATCAACGCCCAGAAGCGAGTCTTGATGCGCAGCAGGAACTCGTGCTGCGGCAGCTCGTAGAACCGTTCAATAAACTGCAGCTGCATATCGAACGTGGGGTTGGTGCGCAACTCGTGTCGAACCATCTGCCAGAACATCTGGTCGACGTGCGCATCCATGATCTGCATGTCACTGTGATTGAAGCGCTGCTCGATCTGCGCTTTGGTGGCTCCGCCTCGACTCGCGGCGCGGTACTGTGCCCGCACCCACTCGTCTCTTCCGATGGCCGGGCCGGCAAGCCGGCGCGCGGCCTCTTCCAGGCGTCGGTCTAATTCGACCTCGGCCTGCGTTCGTTGACGGCCCCACTGGGGCACAAACGGTCGTTTGAAGCTCATCCTTCGCTTTTTAGAAGATTTGTGACAAGTCACAAATTTTCCGACCATGATAATATATATCATGACCAATACGCTCACTACGTTCGCGGGCTCGCTCTCGCTCGCCCCTCATACCACTGCGTGGTATGAGGTTGGGGGGGGTAATACTAGAAAAACCTGATACCAGGATTTTTCGGCCCCCCCAAGAATTCGCTACGCGAATTCCTGTTAACTCCGTCAACAATGTCTTCTCGTAAGCGTTCCGCTTCAACCACTCGCACCAAATCGCGCTACTCGTCCGTGCTCGGTTACGACCGCAGTCGCGGCGGCCTTCAGCCTGGTTCGCGTGTTTCTCTGATGGCCGCGAAGCGTTTCTCGCGTGCTGCGCTCGAACTCAAGGGTGTCGACACCGTTCTGAATGGCATCGGCACGATCGAGAACGACTACACGTCGACCGGTGACATCGTCCCGCTGAACTTGATCGCGCCTGGCTCGGGCTCGTTCAATCGCATCGGACGCAAGGTCTGCTGCAAGAGCGTCCGCATCCGCGGCGCGTTCTTCATCTCGGCTGCCGCGGCAGCCAGCGTGCAGTCGTCGGACACGGTCCGCATGAGTCTTGTCTGGGACAAGCAGTCGTCGGGTGCGGCGACACCGGCGTGGAACAACGTGTTCATGTACACGCCGCAGACTGGCACGGAGGCCAACGCGCTCTTCGCTGGCGCCAAGTTCGACAACATGGAGCGCTTCGTGATCTTGCGCGACCAGTGCTTCAACGTGTCGCTCGCGCACACGTCGTCGACGGTCGGTTCGAAT